CGTCCATAGCCTCTTGACTATTCGGATCTTTTTTAATTATATCTAATTCTGCATTGAAGTCCACTTGTCCAGCAGTTCCGGCTGTCTTTTTAAACTCTGCCGTAACCATGTCGGAGACTCGATCTCCGAGGCCACCAAGCTTCTGCATGTCTGCAGACTTCTGCATAGCAGCGGCTTCTTGTTCAGTAGCCTCACGTCCGTATTGCTTGGTGCGAAGTGCTGTATCTAATGTGGCTTGCATTTGTTGTGGGGTGCCAGCCATTTTTGCAGCCTGTGGTCCTGCGCCCATAAGCTGTGCAGCTAGTGGTGTTGTAGGTCCAACTGCTACTCCAGTTTGTTTAGTTGCTTGCTGTAAGGTAGGCGTACGTTGCAGAACACCGCCCGGCCCACGAGTAAGCTGGTCGTCTGCTTTAGGTAAGCCTCTTAATGTCTGTTGCAAGGTAGCCATTTACTAGCGTTTCTCCGGGGAAGACCGTTAAGTAGGTCCGGCCCATATCCTGTGAATTGTACCACTTATCGGGGCCTTATGTCAATTAAGTAACAGCCCGGCCCCTATATGTTACATATTGTTACTATTAGTAACTAATATGCTTCACCCTTTGAATGGCTTAGTAAGCCAATTGTATCGGGTTTTATGATTCTGTCAAGCCCTAAGTCTTGGAGGCCGACTTAATACCCTTAGTATCCAATGCACCGACACGGTAATCCAGACCTGCTACTTCTACGTTCTGATCTAAGTTGCTGTTTTCTATACGAATAGAGAAGTATACGCCCTTACGTCGGTCTAAGGAATGGCGTAGTGTTACAACATCTTTTTGTACTAAGTCATCGAGACCGTTAAGATTTTCTGCAGTTCCTGCCACCCTAAATGGGGTAGTTGCAAAGTATTCCTGTTCTAGGTCTACGGCAAAGAGCATAGTATTGCTGGCTGTTTTAGTACCGGCTCGATAGCTTGCTACCACTTTGTCCAATATTTTACGGATACCGGAGTTCCCGTAGTCGTTGGGACGAGTATCCAGCCTAAATGTAATTGCCTCATTGGAATCCCGGAAATCGGTCCCTGAGCCAGTAGAGCGAAGTTTATATATGCTCCCACCAGTAGATGCCCAGAATGCGTCAGAAGCGAGATTAGCCCATCCTATTGCGGTATGGTTATCATAACGACTCCACGCACCTAAATGCTGCTCCTCGTCTTCCTGTGTATGGTTATATACATAGACTTGGGAAGGTTCGATATATCCGGTAGTCTCATTTTGTGTATCGGCAATTGGAACAGACAGCTTATACATTCGACCCACACTATAGTGATGACCTTGTGCTATCTGCAGTGCATCCCTGTCAACTTTGCTAGTCCAATTACGTTCCATAAATTTGCCAATATATTCAATAGCTTGATTTCTACGTAAACAATATATACCGGAATTGTTAGCAAACATTATGCCATTCTTAGTAACAGAAATACTGTAGGGGGCGGTACACCCAAGCCCTTGAGTTTCCAGACGCTGCACTACTAAATTACTTCCAGATACTTTCTGATTGATATCGACTAGGTAAATAGAATTAGTCTTGAATACTACAAGGATGCCCGCTTGTTGAGCTGCAGTAAATGCGGTTTCTCCGAAGAACGGAATTACGCCTGTGATTTCCTGACCATCAGCCGGGTTAATATCTATGGCCGATAGGGAGTCCGAGTCTAGAATAACCGTAGGGCTGTCAAATAATTCTGGATTATTTTCATAGCTAATAAGTACACGGCTGGGGTAAACACGCTCCGATGCCGGAGTATTATCCCCAGTTTCTACTGGCAAAGAATTTACATATAGATCATAAGCAGTGAAAGTAGCCTGTATTGAAGGAAGAATATCGGATTGTTGTGGCGCTCGAACTAAGATTCGTCCGGCCCTACTAACATCGTTGCCGCTTCGAGCAATCAACCATGGGCGGAATTTTGCCATTGCCGGAATGGTAATATCAGTCATTCTCATTACCGAGTTTAAGGCAAGCGCAAGACGGCGGGTCGCATCGAAGGTATCATTAGTTACAGGGCTCCCGCTATCTCCATTATCCTGCCCCAAGTTTCCATCAGTACCTAAAACTACTGGCACTATTCCAGAGTCAGCAAATGCTGCTCGATTTGGATATACTGCAGGAGTTCCCGCACTGGCATTTTTATATGTAAATGTAATGGTCGTTGAAGTTCTACTGAATACTTGCCACCATCCAGAATACTTTAAAGGTTGCCCAGTGTTTAGTACTTGAGAGTAATACAAATATACCCAGTCACCAATTGCCGCCGTATTATTTACCGTTACAGTAAAAGAGGTATTAGCAACTCCGACTAAATTAGTAACGGCTATAGAACTAGATGCTTGAACCCATTTAAAGTTAACTCGGTCTACCATATTAGAAGAAGACGCAGAATCTGCAAAATTCTTACGGAATAGAAAGGTATTACCCACAAATTTGGAAGCATCTAATGCAGTAGAAGCTCCGTCTATTTGAATATCAAATTCTGGATAATCACTGACATTTGCAAGGACAAGTCTATTTGCTGTTGTAGTAATATACTTGGCTCGTAAAGGATCACTCCAGCCAATACCAAGCTCTGCTCCCGCTTGAGTAACTAGAGGGTCTAAATTGTTTCTTAAAGCAATATTATCATCAGAGGCAGTGTCTGTATATTCTATATATCCATCGCCATTATTAAAGTTTATATGCTCGCTACCTAATGTAGTTACTTTATAAAATACAGGTGGAACAGTGCCTGTAAGTAGGCGGGTTCTATATATCTCAATTTCGATACGGTCATAGTCGTAATTGTCTAGAGCTGGCAGACCAACCATTTTTAAATTAATTGCTGCATCCTGCGACATACGTACCGTTAGATCTTCCGAAGAAGTCATCGCCGAAGCTATTCTGTTATTATTAGCATCTATAGCATTGAGCCTAATATAGTATCGATAGTATCCTACTTCAGAAATGGTCCCAATATTTGGAATTGCAGGATTTAAGGATTGACTAAAATGAACAAAAGCTTGGTTAGCCTTGTCTACATAATCTTGCACTGTATATATCTTAGTGGTATCTCCAGTTATTTCTACAGTGCTTCCCGGAGGCAACAACCCCGCCTCTTCAACCTTGGTCAATTCTAATGTACCTGAACCCGGTTTTGCCTTATATGCCATTGATCTAAGGTTCACTACAATTTTAGGAATACCGACGCTGGTATCTCGGGTAACAAATAATCCCGGCTGCCATGCCGGAAGCCCGGCCCGGTATATGCTCTCCCCATCAAACTTCATTACCTCATCCGAACCATTAGTCAGATATAGGTTATCGGCAACCATTGTAGATCTAATAAACGGCTGGGCCGAGTATTGAGCCGAATCGAAATATCTAACATATGTAGATGGAGTTAAGTTGTATGAATCATCAGGAGCTTCAATGGGAACCCATCTACGAGCTACTTGAAAGCCCGCCTGATCTCCCACCGTATCCTGCCACATCAGCTCCTCATCGATTTCAATGGTCTTCCCCGATAGAATTGCAGTAACCCCCAGCTTAGTGGAAGTACTTTCAAATGTAAACTGGGTAGATGAAATTACATTGGTAATAGTCTGAACGCCTGAATAATCACTAGCTCCAATTATTACAATCTTCTGTCCAGCAGATAAATAAGTGGTATCGGATACAGTACAGGTTGCGGTTGTACCATCTCCGGAAATAGAAGCAGATAAATCTGTCCCCGCATTTATAGATAGTACTCTAAGGCTCCGGTCTATGCCAGTATAACTGAGCATATCGCCACGAACAAGATTAGCAACAGAGTCTGCTAAGGAAGGCAAAGATTCACGTAATGGAATAACAGAGGAGGTGCGGCGACCTGTAACAAGAACACCGATAGCAAGTTCTAATTTTTGATTAAATGGACCGCAAACAGTAATGCCGTCATCGCTAGAATATACTTGGCCCAATTCAGACCCAGATAGAAGTAAAGTATCTTGGGGAACATAAGAAGCGTCTGTTGTCCATGTAATTCGGTCGGTGTAAATTCCCGCATATCCGCCAACAGCTAGATCATCCCAATCGGACGAATTGTTTGAATTCTCTACCCAAATTTCTAACTTCTCTACTCCGGGAGTAACTTGTCTAATTCGGAAAGTACCCTCATGTCTTTTGTAGGACATGTTGCTTACTGTTAGCCAGTCTTCTAATCCGGCGGTATTACTTATAATTGTAGATAGTGTACCCACAATGTTCATATCCGGTACATCTAGAGTATATTTAGTCCACGTATTTGCCGGATCATATTGGACAGCAGTAACGTAAACTTGTCCCGTACCGCCAATACTTGTAGTTATATATCCTCTAGTTCTCTGTGGATTGTCTCCAGTGTCATAAAACACAGGTCCAACCGAAAGAGCAGCAGATGTACGAGAGTACAAGGAGGGATACAATGTCGGATAGAGATATTGACTGCCGGCTTCGGAATACTCTCTGGCTGCAAATAAATTGCCGCCCAAACCGCAAATAACTCGCTGCTCCCCGCTACGTCGGTAAGTATCTATATGTGTAGCCCAGCCTTCTCGAACTGACTTATCTGTATATATTTCATTGTGATCTAGTCCCCAAATAGTGATCTGAGGAGAAGTATCCGTACTGTCTACAGCTACAGCAGTATCGTATACACACAATACGTTACTTCTAATATCGCCATATTCGTAGTGTATTTTATAAGATTGAGCACTATATGTATCAAAAGTTAGAATTAAGGAGTTTGTATCATTGTCATAATCTATGGCGTTAGCTTCAACACGCTCATATTCTGTAGCATTTTTTCTAATATATATATTATAGAACATCCAAGGACGGACTAGGTTTGGTATAGATACGGTCTTTTCGTCTTCGGCGGAAGATATTTGTCCCTCGACTACATTGGTTGTAGCGGCGGCAGAGAGTATAATATGGTATGTAGTGGGGGAAGCCGCTGTCATAGTAATTAATACATTACCATTATTGTCAATAGTAAACTCATCTTCAACAACTTCAAGCCACTCTCCGGTAGAATTTCCGGGATTTGTGTCCTGATATATTTTATATACAAAATTATAGTTTGTAAGGTTGTGAGTAGACGTGGGGATAGGCAGGGAACTAATTCCACCCGGATGAGCCCACGTAGTTGTATATACGTCTCCAGCTGAAACGGCTCGATCTAAGTAATATACAATTGCATTCTTATTCTGAAAAACAGTATAATCAATATTTACATCGTAAGTCATCTTATCAATACGTAGCGCATTTGTATATACGTCAGTAAATGACTTGTCAGTTAAAGAAGTGGATTCTACTACATTACAAAAAAAGTTAGTACTTCCCAGACCATGTTCTGTGCCGGAAATGTTTAATGTCCCGCTCGGGGCAAATAGCTCTTTGCGAATAGGAATAGTAAATCTATTGTAATAATGAGCGGAGTCTCCTGCATTTGTAATAGGCCCAGTAGTCTGGTTAGACGAGCGGCCGTATACAATAAGTGGAGAACTTCTTACTGATTCTAAAGAAACGGTAGTATTAAGGGAGACAACGCTATCTAAAGTTAGGCACATCATCCGCTTAGTGGGATCTACGTTGTAGTCGTAATCGAGGCGGGTAGCTCGAACTGGAATATTTCCAGCATAAGATTCGTAGCCTGTTCGTTTGCGGACGCTTTTCTGAATTACGTCTGCATTTAGTAGGTCTCGAACAAAGCCTTCACCAATTTGATTTTCAGTAGAGCGAGCATCAATGCCTCTACTAAAGTCTACTTCTGGGACGATTGTATATTGAATTGCCATGAGGACCCCTTACTTGAGTCTTTGGCGTAGCTTATATTGCCTTGACATAGAGCGGTCGGCTATATCGCCAATCAATTGTTTTGTACCTTCGGGCAGTTCACCTGCGGCACAGGTCTTATCTATGTATATACAAATAGCTAGTTCCAGTTTTAGTACACCACGAAGAAACTCTACATTGCAGTCTCCCGCCTCACGGCTACATTGAGATGCAAGCTTAAGGGCTTCGGGAATAATAGCAAGGGTATCTACAGGTCTATCGGTAGTGCCTATTATACGCTCAACCACGGCATCGTAGTCTGTCGCCGCCGCCTCGTAGGAAGCTGCAAATAAGTCGTGATCTGGAACAAAAGACTTGCCTGTACAATTGTTATGGGCATGTTGTCCATACATCTGCAGTGCTCGAAGGCCGATTGCAAGTCTATCTAATGACATATATTACCATGCCTTACAGGACCAATATCCTGCCGAGAGTTTAGATTTCTTTTGGTCACATTTGTGACGGGCCCTGAAAGACTTGCGACGTGCTGGCTTATCCTTTTTAATAGTCATGTTGGCGTCTCCGAAGCGAATGATCTTCTCTTCTCCGTCCTCACATGCCTTAACTACAGACTTCTTACCGCCCTTTACATCCCGACGAGGTTTGTTACACGGCATTCTGTCTTTCATTTTACCAACAACAGCCATGGGCATTTATCCTTTTTTCTTCTTAGGCACACAGTTAGGTACCTTCTTTCCGCCTTTGCCCTCTTTCATTCCGACCATTTCGTAGTCTTTCCAGCAGGGCATCTTATCTCTCATTTTCTGTATAGCCGCCATAATACGTTAGTCCTTTTTTCTAGACTTACCTGCTTTTTCGAGAGCAATAGCTACAGATTGTTTTTGTGGATATCCTTCTTCTCGCAGCTTGCGAATGTTCTTCGATACAGTCTTATCGCTAGATCCTTTAGCTAAAGGCATAGTATGTTTCCCTTCTAACGGCTCCAGTTAGCACAGGTCTCGTTACCTCGACCAATACCTGAGTACCGGGCATTCTCGCCTAACGGCTCCAATACCACCAGTAGCGGCGAGTATTGGTTCCCCAGACATTTGACTTTTTCTTGACACGAAGTTCCTGCTGACGACCTACCCAGCTTCTTTCAACCTGCTGTTCGAACTTCTTAAGGATAGCTTCCTCAGTTTCTGCCTGTCCACCAAGCTTACGAGTAATCTCAGATACAGCGTACTGAATTAGAAAGTTACTTGTAGGACGGCCGAAGTATGGCACACAAATGCCGTCAATGGCACAGATGTAGTCATCTGGCTGAATCTGTATATCTTGTAGAGTATTGCCAATTTCTCTATTAAAAACATTAGTACGTGCCGGAGAGGCCCTAAAGGTAATCTTATTGTCTACAATAGATTGTATCTGAAGTGATCCCTTAATTTCACCAGTCTGCCCATCAATCACATTTACATAGGAGGCCAATTGATCGGACTGGGTTGTAAGGTTTCCATCTGCTTCGTCTACAATAATATAATTACTTGCAGAATTAATAAGAGTTACTCGGCCTTGCGGCAAGACAAGTTTCTCCGGATTACGTATATACCACATGCGGGCATCGTAGGAGCCAGATGGCTGCGGTACGATTCGAATCTTTCTTCCGATAATGCAGTAGTATAGGGGGAATGAGCTAATAGCTGCGGATTCGTAATTGGTAATATCTCGGTAGCTAATCCGTTGGATTTCTATATAGTTGGCACGACCTGTACCCACCGGCACAGTTGTCTCCAACTTGAGAATACGATCCTCGAAGACATCTTCGGGAATGTCATATTCGAATACACCAGCTTGCAGATCCAGTGTAGAATACTGCAGCAGTGGCTCCGGATATTTGCGGCTGAGAATATCGGCAGCAAAGTCCCAGCCACGATTGAGAGTAGGAAGTATGTCTGCTTCTGTGGAAACAGAGTCCCTATTCATCTCATCGAGCTGTTGCCTTATTTCTTCTACAAGGTTTTCAACAGTATAATTTAGTCGTGGCATGACTGCCTCCGATTGGACTTACGCCTTCATTTTACTCATTAGGCCACGCTTCTTAAGTTCGGCCATAAGCTCGTCGTCGGAAAGAGCGGACAGATCTAGTGGCTCCATTTCCTCGCCTTCAGCTTCCATCTCTGCGCCTTCTTCGGCGAGTTCTTCACCTTCCTCGGCTTCGAGTTCTGGCAACTCGAGAGGCATTTCTTCTCCCTCTTCTTCTGCCATTTCTTCTCCGGCAGCTAAATCTAGCTCCTCAGGAGCTGCTTTTTTAGAAGCAGGCATCTTCATTTTCTTCAATTTATTTAGCATATTAGTGACCTCCTACAGTCGTGTATATTCTACCCCATCTGGGGCAGCTTGTAAATAATTATTTTATAGCACTGTAAACTGTTGCAATTGCTGCAACAATTCCTATAACCCACGCCGAAGCTGTTATAACAGTCTGAACCGTAATAACGTGAGTTCTAATTGGTTGTAAGGCTTCGGAAAGTTTATCAATATTACTTTCTGCAATAGCCGTCCGACGAATATGTTCCGCTACATCCACTTGAATTTGTGTCTGTACTTCTACTAGCTTATCCAGCTTTTCTTCAATTCTGTCTAAACGGCCATCCATGTGTCCCTCGACTATATACCTACATACGATATGTATGTGGATAACTTGGTTATCCCAAGGCTAGTACGTGCTCTACAAAAAGCAAGTCTCCGCCCGAATGCGGCTTAATATTACCCGGCTCTCCCCAGACAATACCGACATCGTTATCGGCCCTCTGAGTACGCCATTCTTCTGTCCAATCGTGTCTAGTGGGCAGCCTGTCGGCAGGCCATTGCGATGCTAGCTCGGCCCGTGCATCGTCATGCCAGCCCGCTAGGGCTAGGGCTAATGCATTTCTGGGCGAGTGTTTTAATATCCTTCGTAGAACCTTATGTTCCCATGATACAATCTCACCACGAATACGTCTGTTGAGATAAATATGTAACATGGATAGGTGGGATGGGTATCCCGGTGTGGAGCCAATTGGCTGCCATATATTAACTAGGAACCTAGCTAATCTAGGTCTTCCCCGAAGATGAGCTATAAGGGCATATAGTAGTAGAATAAGGCCGGGTGTAAACCATGTCCTGTTATCCTTAATACGCAGTTTCCATTTGATATAGGGAATAGCAAATTCTACTACACGATTTTCTCGGCCCATTTTCCAACCATGCTTCCAGCCGTAAGACTTGACACCTTCTAGGATGTCTAGTCGGCTGAAGTGTAGGCAGTAGCAGAATAATCCCATGAACATATCCCTACTAATTGTAGATTCACGAGGTCCGAGAAGTCTGCCCTGCGCCATGTCGGGGTTGCGGAATATCTGTCCGTCTTCCCGAATGAAATCTTCTACAGCAAAGTCTTTTCCCGTAGCCACTGCCTGTAGCGAGGACCACAGTAGGCCGTCCCCGGAGTTACGGAAGTAATCCGGATGTGCGGCTTTCTGCTTGTAGACTTCTAATTGGGTCATTATATTTATGCGATTCTTCTTGCAAAAATAGACGCTGTAGCATTTACGGTTCCATTATGCTCAACTCGAATTTTTGGCCAATAAGTTATTGTTGATCCGCTTGGAACTACTACCCTATAGATAGGAGTTGAAACCCTATCAGAATCACTTCCATTACCTATTTTGCTTGAAAATTGATTAGTAGCCGCTGCCCTTGTGTAATCCACGCCAATTTCATCATTAAGTGAACTTGTGCTTAAAACGCCTAAGTATTTAGTAACCGACGTTCCTGATGCGGCATTAATTGTATAAAATCCTTGTATATCCCAAACTCCCGATGTCAATGCAACACCAGAATTTCCAGTTGCAGTAAAAACATTATTACCTACAGCAGTATAATTACCTAAAGCTTCTTTATATTCTCCAACATATCCAGTTGGTACGGCTGTACCGTCACCCGCTGATTGTAATTGTGCTTTCTGTGTCATATGCTGTATCTCCTATGTGTCATTTGACACCTACGAATGTGTGTCATATATTCCTCCCATCCCGCAAGGGATTATGTAAATTAGGCGATTCGTGTGGCTTGTATTTTTCCGTAAACGTTTGCAGTACCACCTGAAAATATTGCATAACCTACAAGATAATAGGTTGTTGGTGAAGATACTGACACTCTAATTGTAGGCAACGATGCCTGATAATTGCTTGATGATAAGTTTCTGCTTGATCCATCTTGTATTCTTGAATCATCTGGTGAAGCTAAGGTGGCACTGGTTGTTCCTATTGATGCAGCAACTAATGTCAATGATGTAGCCGATCCAGACAATCCAATAAATCCGTTCAAATCCCACGTTCCTGCTTGTATTGTTAAAGCTGTTGCCGTGACGTTTGCGGCTGTTGCACTTGTTAAAGACAGTGGGCTTGCAGATAATCTAGATTGAGACACAATCTCCCCCAACATCCCAGTCGGAACAGCAGTACCAGATGTGTCACCCACAATGTTCCGGGTTGATATTGGGTAGCCTACTTGGGCGCCGGAAGATACTTTGCGGAGACGCCATGACCAAGTTGAGTTCCAGTCTTGTGCTCCAGTTGGGTTTGCAAATGTTGTGTTTGAACTTAATGCTTTTGGAGCAAAATAGATATTTACAGTGTTGCCGCTTATTGTTGTGATTGATGCTCCAAACTCAGCCGCCCCCTGCCTTGTGTATTGATAACCACTATTAGATGCATCAATCCACGGAGCAGATGTTGATGAACCAAATCGAATCTCAAGGAAAAGCTTATCAGTTGGCAATAAGTTACTTAATAATGTTATTGTTTTTGTTCTGCCAAGAGTTAAAGCACCACCCATAGCCGCACCATCTGGCCCTGTAACTGTCGTAGAACTATTTGCGTCCCACGTTCCTGATGTTGCGTAATACTCCTCCAACGCTCTATCTGCTAGAGTTGTGGTACCGGAGCCGGCCCATTCATTTATTACAGCCCAAACATCAAAAACTATAACCTCACCGGCTCCACCCCATCCGCTACCGTTAAATGTACTCTGTGGGTTGTCTGATGTAGAAAAATTACCAGATGAAAAATTGATAACATTTGATCCGTTTGTAGAATATAAATGACCTGTTTTTATTTGAGAAGATGCAGTGGTAGCTCTAGTCCATAATCCATTTGTCTGGACTGTGACACTTCTTGCCGTCAATCCAGATGGAAGTGTAAACGACGCTGCCGTTGCCGATGTGCTGGCTGTTAAAAATCGACCTCTTACTTGAATGGTATCCCCTAAACGTCTCCATTCATACAAAGATGAACTAGTTGTGTAGCCAGTTATTGTCGCCGGAGTATAAGCAGTCCAAGCCGTAACCACCGGCACATTTACTGGCACCTCAGTAGTCACTTGTGTAGTTGTTGGGGTAAATGCTGATGATGACATTATAAAGTCTCCCTAATTAATATGCCCAAGTTGGCTTGGATTCTAGTTCAATGTCTCCGCTTACTCCGTAAACAGTTGTTGCAGCGGATGAATGATTTAAAACTAACGCTGATGAATTTGGACTTGCATAGCAGTAACCAACAGTTGCAGATGGCACATCAAATTGATAACCAATAATTGGTTGAAACATTAGACTAGTGTTTTTAATAGTTATTCCATTAATAGAAAAATCAACGCTAACTCTAGTTAATCCGCTTAACTGAACATTAAAATTTGCTTTTAACCTCCACCTTCCATCTTGAAGTTGATAAGGAATAAAGCTTGATCTTATAACGCTAGTTAAACTACCACCACCACCAGTTAGCGTAATTGTAGGAGATACTCCACCATTATAAGCAGTGCCGTGAAGATATGACTTTAATCCCATTCTAGTGGCTTCTGCGTCAGCATAAACTGTTGGCGATGGAAGTCTAGCCGCCGCAACAGTACCACTCAAAATAGTGTCAGCATTTACAGTTAGCGGGAAACTTGCGCCAATAGCAGGTGCATTGAGAGCATAATTGATCACGCTTGTGCTGCCTGAGCTTGCTGGCAATGTTACCCGAATTATTCCTGTAGTCGTGATATCAACCAAAAAACCAGTTGGAGGTGTGTCGCCGGTAGTAGAGTAACTTAGGTTATAATCTCCACCTGATCCAGACTTAGCAAATTTAGCAGATAAATAAAATCTTACAGGAGCTGCACTGGAGATAAATACCCATCCGGTAATCTCGCCTGCATCGTAGCCAGCCAAGTTCTGTACGTTAGTAGTAGCTCCCGAAGTCAGGGATACCTGAGCACGGGCATTAGTTCCGCCAACTACTGCACCTCTCTTCGGTGCAACATACATAGTGTCTGCGCCTACCGACCTAACACCTACGGGTACCGATACTTGACCGATAGTGGTGGGCTCGGTGATTGTCATCTTACCAGCTGTGGTACTGAGGAAGATTGCCTCGCCTACAGCAGGCAGTGCGGCTTCTGTAAAGTTAGCTGAAGTAAGTCCCGAGATTTCTCCGGACAATGTAAGTTCAAATTGATCTACACCTATTACTCGGCTAACTACACCTACAACTTCTGCGGTTGCCGCTGCGGTTGCATTGGCCTTAGCGTAGGTAGAGCCGTTCAAATAAAGAACGTCGCCTACAACAAATCCGTGAGCAACTTGTGTAATTAGATCTGTAGTTCCGCCACCGCCAATACCGGACCATACACCATTGGCATAGCCCTCAAAAGAACTGGAGCTTGTGTTGTACCTAATCATACCTGCTACTGGGCTTGGGCGCTCTGCCTGTGTACCGGATGGAAGAGTAAGGGCTCCGGTAATTGCTCCCGTACTGGAGATGAGTTTATTAAGGAGAGTTTCCGAACCAGCTAGGGTAGCAAGTGTGCCGCTAGTTGGAAGCGTGAGAGAGGTAACGCCGCTTGTAGAAAGTGTGATATTGTTGGTACCGTAAGTAAGGGTACCGCCGTTATTAATTCCCGTACCGCCCTTGGAGCCCGGTACAATTCCGCTCAATTGAGATGCAGAAATGTCTGTGAGTACAGCTACTGTGCCTGTACTTGGAAAGGTAGCGGAAGAGTTTACACCTGTACCGCCATTGGCTGCAGGCAGAATGCCTGTAATAGAGGCAGCTGGAAGATTAGTCAGAGTGTTGCTGGAACCACTGATTGTCTTATTAGTAAGGGTCTGAGTAGCTGTAGTAAGTACAAAATCTCCAGAAGCATCTGGAATTTGTGGGGTTCTATTTGCAGTAACAGTGCCCGGGACAGAAATAGCAATAGAGTTACTATTATCAAAATCCCATAAAGTTAAAGAATTTCCACCAAATAGGTATACTGGGGAATATATCTTAACCGTGCCGCTTACTGCGGTAAGTCCTAAATCTCCGGCAGAAGAAATATTTGCACTAGATAAAGTTAAACTGCCTACTCCAATACTGGTCTTATTACTTAGTGCTTGTGCTTTTGCTTCTGTTACTATTGTATCATCTGTAGTAAGAACAGGAAGAGACACAGTTACGTTCGCTGCCTGAGATGCATTCGGCTTCAGAGTAACAGTGTTAGATCCCTTGCGGTAAACTAACTCTACTAACTCTTGTATACTACCAAAAATTTTCACTTGTTACTCCTTCGTGTGCATTGGGTTGCACGGTGGTCCCGGCATGCTCCGGGTATTATATTCTATTAGAGAGCTAAAATCAATACTCTCCAAGCCGTTGCTGGGGCCTGACTTGCGGTTAGGGTTACTAAACTTAATCCGGAACGAACTGCACTATCTATTTCAATAGTTTCTCCGGTTATGTTATCGAATACTTGAACAATTACATCTCTTGTGCCTAGGCCGTGATTAACTAGTTTTAAGGCACCGTCTGCAGCTAACCATGTAGTTTTATAGGAAGATACAGATGCCGGAGGTGTAGTCCACTGTGGAACACCAGCTACTGTTTGGAGGACGTAACCATTTGTTCCTGCTGCTAATTTTGATACTGCAATAGCTGCAGATGCCGATATCTTGCTGTCCGTGATAGCCCCAGCTGCAATTGTAGCGGCCTTAGATTCTGATCCGGAAGCTGGACCGGCAGTTACATCCCCGGTCAACTCGTTGATTGCATTGACAGTTACAGCCCCCTGAGCTCCATTAACTGAAGTTACTGCAGAAGTATTGTCTACGTGTTCCCATACATTGGATTGGTTATATATAACCCAATCGCCGATGTTAAATTCTATTGGACCAGAGCCCAAATCTTGAGTTCCGGCAACGGAAACTACATATATGTCGCCGGGATCTGCCCCAACCATCCCATCCGCTAGGGGTGGGGTATTGGTATCGGCGTCCCACGTACCGTGGTAGTTCATTATATTAGTATCTAGGTACGTATTGTCTATCTTGGCAGAAGCATTTAGTGGAGCATAACCATTAGCTATTCCCCTATTAGCTGCATTCTCCGGCGTAAAGCCGAGTGCATCCTGCTTACCGTTCCACGTAGACTTCTCTGTATCTGTTACGAATCGGAAGCTGGAAGTTTGTACTATGTTTGCGGGGTTTGTAGCGTCCACATTTGGAACATCTCCCAGCTGTACGTCGGCTGGAAAGAGGGTCGGAAGATCTGCAAGTACAAGAGCACGGAACGTAGGTTGCGCTGCTGCTCCCGTTGCTGGGCCCGCATAGACTTGGTTACTTGCTTGATTAGCTTTTGTAAATGAGAGGGTGCCGGATGTCGTAACCGACGGCCCCGGAATAAATTCTGATGGCGTACTAAGACCCACTTCGGTAACTGAGCCGGAACCTGCGGACGACCAGCTGAGGTTACCCGCCCCGTCTGTAGAAAGGATGGCATTTGCAGCCCCGTTATCACTAGGCAGGCGGAGTATGATACTTTGCGTTTGACCGCTCGATGCTGGCGCAAGCGTCGTAAGGTGTGTGCCATTGTCAAACTCCAACACAGTAGAGGTTCTAATATTCTGAGCACCGAATTGTGGAACAACTTTAGTTCCAGCAATAGCAGCAGTTGACGAGATGTCTGTATTTATAATACCATCTGTAAGTTCAAGTTTACTGTACGCAATAGCTGCTGTGGGACTTACATCTGCATTTGTAATAGAATCTGAAAGATCCAAATTACCATAAGTAATCGGAGCACTAGGGTCAATATCGCTATCTTTAACGCTACTCGCAAGATCCAATTTGCTATAACTAATAGCCGCCGAAGCTGATACATCCGCATCTACAATACCGCCCGTCAGGTCTAACTTGGAATATTCAATACCTGCCCCTGCCTTAACTTCGGCATTGGAGATATTAGACAGGGTATTCTGTTCGGCATCAATTGTTTTATTTGTTAGGGTCTCTACGCCATCTACTGTTGACAAAGTACCCGAAGTAGGCAATAATAAATTTGAGGGGCCGGAGACGTTTAGTACTAAATTTCCACCTAATAATTGGAGATCACCCCCCAGTACTAGGCTTCTGTCGGCCCCTTCCACGTCTAGAGTAAGAGTGTGGTCCGACGGATCTACTGCTCCATTTGTTGTGGAATTATATAATAAGCCGAGCTTACCTGTGCCGGTAGTGGCCTGATCTAATAAATTGAAAGCGCCGTCGAGAAGTAGCTCGTCGGCATGTACAGTAAGAGATGATACTTTTCTGTCGGGGTCGCCAATAGTGACAGATCCCTGCCCCGACCCGCCCAAGTCTGGGGAATTGGGGTCGATGAGGATATCTGATTGGGACCTGATGTTTAGGGTATTAGTAGAATCTACTAGGAATGTGGCTCCAAGTAGATCGATTCTTTGTAAATTATATTTTGCATTAGCTGTGAGATTGGAATCAACTCGCAGCTTTAGATTCTGAGTAAGAGTCGTAGCCATTTCGTTCTCCGGAGGGAGGAGGCCCTGTACCTGCCCCAACTAGGGGCAGGCCATCGGGTGGATTAGATTATGCTTGAATTAGGGACCAGCAGAGAATGTGATCTGTAGATGGGTCGCCACTCATTACTACTGTAATGCTGTTTGTACCCGCTGCCGCTCTAACTACAGTGCGGGGGGTTGCTCCTGCAGTCTGCAATGTAACAATAGCTACGTCAGCAGCGGTTGCACCCGGAACTGAAATAGTCTGTGTTGCATTACCGGCGGCAGTAGTAAACTTGCCTGCACGTACTGCATTGCTTACAGATTGAAGTAATTTTCTTTCTCTCTGATTGAAGCGTTTTTCTGGGTAACTACCAGCGGCAGCAGCTTCTGTCCTTAGTTTTGGTGAACTCATTTTAATTTCCTTTCGATTTTATCATCTTTGTTTCAGGGGTGATTGGCCCACACTAATTGGTGCTGGTCTCTCCCAGCTGTCACACCACTCTACACTCAGGCTATTACGTCGTAGACTTGCCTCTCCCAAGGTGTCGGGAGCCCTATTCGAATTTACCTGCCCCTACGGGAATAGGGGCGAACAGTAAATTAGGCGGGGAGATTACTTGCATATTGGAATGTCCAGCCTTTATTGTGCTTACATCTCCAATTTGGACGAAGGGCATTTGAAATTGCCGACCTGCTTCCTAGACCATCTGCTGCTGCATGACTTGCACTTAAGTACCAACGCTGTTCTCCACTTTTTACATGGGTAGCAACTATTGGTCTCCTGAGTTTCAAGTTGTTTCGAGCACATGTTCCATTTGCAGCTGCGGCCTTTCCGCCCTTTACCCAAGCACTTCGATCGGTTTTCTGTCGTGCCAGTTTTGCTAGCTCAGAAGTAAACCCATCTCCACCATTTTGGATATTTGTTAGCCTTATTCCTAAACTTCGAGCATGAGCAATAAACTCAATTTCTAATTTATTTAAACTAACTTCATCCGTTCCTTCAGCCAGAATTGCTACTTTGGGCAACTTTCCACATCTTTTCAAAACTGAATTTACCCATTTATTTTTATATGTTCGCTCCGACTTTAAGGTCGAAGGATAAAAATGTTTTTTGGGCCTATTCATTCCTGTTATAGATTTTCCAATATACCTAAGTTCGTCTGTTTCCGGATCGACTAGTCCATAAATAATATACTGCATTACCGTATCTCCTATCTATGAACCAGCCTAACATGATCTCTGCTAGTTGTCTAGCATTATCCTTAACTATTTGAAAAGTTTCGGATAATCGCAACTGACGCCGGATGTTTACAGATAACTACGCCGATTGCTTGCATATAGCTTACAACAGTAGCAACGAAACCGGAAGCACTTGGCTTCAAGTGGAAGTCGCCGCCGCCCGGAGCCTTGACTGTTTTGAAGTCAGATCCGTGGAACTCGAGAACCTTCTGACCAGCTTTGCTTTCAGGAAGGATGTAGATTCTCTTAGGTTGGCAATACTCGGAAGTATAGCACTCGAGGGAATCATTCTGGTGCTGGTATACGAACTTCTTCGTACCACGAGCGCCGTCTTCCATAGACATAAAGCGACGATCAGTTTCACGGCTTTCGATCAAGGAGTCGAGAGTCTCAGGAGCTTGTACCATCATTTTCCAGCTGTACTGATCCTGACCAACTTTAACTTTAACTTGGCTCATTGCTCTCTGAATGTGGCGAACGTCGATTGGGTTTCCACCTGCATCAAGTTCGGAACCAGCGATTGCACCGCTCATTTGCATGCCGTGGATCGTACGACCGTCAGCAGCAACAAGAGAAGGCAAACCAGCCATAACTTGAGATACAGTTCCGTAGTCGGAAATAGAAGTCAAGTTAGGGATATCAGAGGAATCAGCTTGTGCCTTGCGGTACAAGACTTCGCCAGCTGCTGGAGCAGCAGACAATGCGGTGTTTGCACCTGCAGTGTTTACAGCTTGAAGAGTAAGAATTTGATTCTCACGGTCTTTCTGAACAACTACAAAGTGAGATAGTGTACCAGTAGCAGCAGTTGCAGCAGATGCGCCACCTGCAGCAGTTCTAGCTACAACTTTTTGGCCATACTCGAAAAGACCGACGTGGCCACGAGCAGAATCAGATGCATCGAGAGTTACAACGCTTGCAAGAGTAGAGCTTGCAACTGTACCGAGAACACCAGTACCGTCAGCATGGAAGTCTGCAGCGAGACGACGTTTCGAAGCAGACAGTTTGCTGTCCATTTCTACTTTAATCGGCTCACCATACTTCTCTGGAGACTGGATAGCACGTTCGAACAAGTCGTACTGTACTTCGATAGTAGCACGAAGTTCTTTAAACTTAGCTGTGTACTCTTGTAGGCTGGAACGATCAGCAGATGGGAATGTGCTGTCGATTGTGCCGGGGTTAGCATAGTTGATTGCGTCAACACCAAATGCGGTCAAGAGCATGAAGCGGAGTTCACGAGCTGCCGAGTTGGATACCTTTGCCTTGAGAACCATTTCCCAGTCACGGAAATCTTTCGAGATCTGATTTCTGATACCATCAGAGAATTTGATCTGGAGCAAATTACCGAGTGCTGGTACGTCAATATTACTAAAAGCCATTGTTATTTAATCCTTTCTAGATTATTTTTTGCCACTTAGTACTTTACTAAAAGTGGACCAATTTTTGAATATACTGCCGGTGTCACCCGACTGAATAGCCTGTTTCAGTTTCTCTGCATCGCTGCTTGAGGCTGAACTAGACTTGACCTTGGACTGCACATTCTCGATAGCTTCTTGCTTCTTCTGTGCAACTACCTGACCTGCTTTCTTTTGAGCCTGCGCCCCGATACGATTACGTAGTGCGGTAGCGACATTCTTAAATTCACGCTCGATCAGTTCCGGAGAGAGATCCAATCCTCTTTCCTCATATTGTTCCAATCTTTTGAGAGAGCTATTCCATAGCATCTCATCGAATAGGTGCTCATCCTGTGCGTTGCCTAGTCGATCTGCAAAACGATATTTCTCGAAAACTGGATGTACTCGAGATTCCATCGAACGAAGTTCGGTTTCTTCTCTTTCCTGCTGAATCTTCGCTTTAAACTCTTCATTCTCCTTACGGATCTTGTCAAGTTCCTTGCGTGTCAGATCAGCTTGCTCCTGGGCCCTCATAGCTTGGAGTTCATCTGGGCTTGCATTTTTCAGGAATTCACGCCGCTCAATTTCCTTATTGACCAGCTCCTGCCATGCTCCCTGCCGCCCGCTTAGGGTGTCAATCAAATGTTCGTGACCTTTGGAGAATGCTTCTTCCAAACGGCCCCAGTCTGATTCACGTTCCTTTAGCTTGGCTTCCAGTTCCTTACGAGAAGAGATTTCACGATCCCGCTCTGCTTGGAACTTTCTCATACCCGCAGCCGCCGCAGCCATCTTCTTGATCTGCTCTCGGTTGGAGTAATCGATTTCTACTTTACGCTTACGTCCCGTCTCGTCCGTTACAGTGATTACTTCCTTCTCACCAGATGTCCCCGGAGTGGCTTCAGTTTTTCCAGTAGCCTTACTGGATTCAACTGTCTCCTTGGAGTCCTGAAGGGTGTCTTCACTTTCTCCTTCTAATTGGATTCCGTCTTGCGTAGATTCTTCAGACCGAACTACAGTATCGTCATCCTCTGATGCACTGCTTAGTGGTCCGAAGTCGGCAACTAATTGCGTATCCCCGAAGGCTTCTGCAAATTTGTTACCTTGTTGAGCGCCCGAATTACCTGTACTCATTGTACTTTTCTCCTGCCGTCCCGTCGCAGTTGGATGGGGATAGGCTGTTGGATATTATGTCCCCGGATAATCCGGAAACTTATATACAGAATACTAATACTTAGGGCCACTGTCAACAAGTTATACACTATGTTTAATAAAAAGTCAAGGCTTAAATACCCTGCTGCCCGAACGTGGGGGTACAACTTGCATGTGTACCCAACCCTTTGTAAATGCTGGATCTTCTAGCCATATACCAAATTCTTCTAATAATTTCAAGTTCTTAAGACAGTATTCCGCCAACTTTCCGTCACTGTCTGCGAAATCAACCGCTAAACAAACAGTATGATTTGATTTAGTAGCTGCGCCCTTAACTGTAGCATTAATGGCTGCCGGACGGTAGCCCGAAGTTACCTTCATTGGTTTGCCCCAAACGGCACGAAACTTGTTTACTGCACGTAGTAGCTTTTCTAGATTGACCTGCAGAGTACCGTCTAGAGGATACTGCTTGTCTCGGCCCATTAGAATTTCGTCACGAGATATCATTATCTGCAGTTCCGGAGTCTCCGGACTTTTTCTTTTTAGCAGGAGGCGGAGCAGTGTATCCAAACATCTCACGCAGCCGCTCAAATACAGATTTATTACTGTCTTCCATTTGTTTCTTATCATCAATACCAAGCTTCTTATTGTAGCTCTGACGAAGTTTTTTTAATTTTTCTTCATAAGTATCCATGTGTTTACCCCTGTGGTAGTGGTGGTGCGGGAGGCATTGCTCCTCCCGGAGGTTGCGGTTCTGTTCCCGGAGCTTCCATTGGGCCTGCCGCCTGTCCGCCCTTTTCCTTAACAGCCAATGCGGCTCGGTCCTTGTTATGTTGCTTGAGTAGTGCTTTAACTTCTGCAGACAGTGCAGTAAACTCCTGAGTCATAAAATATCTAAGAGACCATGCAATCATGTTCTCGTGATCCATTTGCTCTTCGGGTGGGATATAAATATTTGTAGCAATCATCTCATCGAAGATTTCTTTCTGTCTGTGTCCTGCCAATTCGAATGCATCGAAGATACCTTCGAGATCATTGAGCCTCAGTTTCTTAAGAAGTACCCGGCTGTCTACTCCGGCTTTTTCGAACAGAGGTTGCAGTGTAATAATTTGTTGTTGGCGGGTAATGGGGTCTAGGGACAAGGTAGTACCATATTCGCCTACAACATCGAAGCCGCCATCAATATCCATACCCTTGACATCGGTAGCTTCTAGGGCTTGTTCTTTGCCGAGGACGTGAATGGTTCGACTGATAGACCAGTGCTTACGTGCTAGGTTTAACAGCGCCTTATATACCGATTCCACACACGCTACGTATTTATTAAATAGACGGTGACGAATCATGTTACCTTGGTTGGTAGCATACTGCATAGATGCGCCGGATTGCTCACGAGATTGCTGACCGAACATGGACTCATTGACGCCCATGACATCATTGATTCCCTGAATGTAGTTGTTTCTTTCGCTAGACAGTTCTGGAAGCAATTGTGGTGCCGACATAAAATAAGGAGGCTGGTTGCCTGTAATCTTAATTACATCCCACGGACTGTTACCTAATGCGTCATCAGAAATTTCTGCCGATTCCGGTAGGATCATACGAGCTGCGCCGTGTGCCTGAATATTATCTAGCCTGTTGGCATCGAGACGATTCAGGTTGTTCTGCAAAGTCATAGCATATTCAACTGCCGACTTGCCCCACAAAGTATTAGGCACATCGAGGTCCGTAATAAAATGATATGGAAGATTTGCCTGTTCTGGTAGTTTCTCAATGCGTCTCATCTTAACTTCGTCGGGAAGATCAGATGCTTCTATTTTCGAAGCCGCACCTTGTCTCTTAAATCGGAAGGGACTTGGGCGTGGGGACTCAATGATTTCGCCAGAGACTGTGGTAATACAGTATCGACCTAGATATCCGTTAGTGGGCAATCCAGTTTCCCAATATTCCAATAGCTCTACGGAGTTGTAGTGCATGTCACGAAGTTCGGTTTGCTGTCCGGTAGAAGTAGGTGTCTTTTCCTGCACACGAGCCTGATCTAGTTCATCCCGTTTCTCAGGCCATCTAGACACAGCTTCTTCGTAGTCAATATAGATACGCTCAATTACCCATTTAACGTCGTCCCAGCTGCGAGCATCTGGATCTATAAAGATATTCCATGTGGAAGGAATAGTAATATCTATGTCGCCCTCGAGAGTAAGCTCTCCGGTCTCCATGTCTGCCTCGATGATGTCGCCTTTCGAGGAATCCCAGACAGTCTTAATGAGCCCTGTACCATACACAAGAGTCATTAGATTGACCTGATCGAATTTTTCCTGCAACTGATATTTACGTAGTGCCCACTTGACGATACGATCTGCAGCGTCAGCTTTTCTCTGATCGTCCTGATCGGAAGTCTGAGGCCGGACCGCAATCATTGGTGGATTAGAAGACATCTGTGCATGAATGAAGCGTAAGTTCTTCATTACATAACTTGTCGATACATCTGCATTTGATTGGTCAATATTGGATAGGACTTCAGTAAGAGGGAAGTCCAGAGTCATATTAGTTGATAGGGAATTACGAGTTCCTAGAGAGGAATATACTGTTCTCTCATTCTGACGCCAGACAGCTTCGTGAACTGAGCGATCCCTAGTAGCATTGCTAAAACGCTTTAGGATTTCTGCCCTAGCCTTGTCATTATTCCAAATACTAATTTTGAGAGCCACTGGTTATTCTCCCTTTTCCTCAACCCCGTGCATGCCATACTTTTGCAGCACTGGATCAATCATACTCATTAAGTTCTTACTACGAGGATCTTTACGATTTCTCAATTCCCGAGCAAGCTTATTAATCATCTTCCACTCTATATAAGAATCGTGGCCGGAATCAATTAATTCCAAAGCCTCACGAACATCGTCTTCAATGCTAGGCAAGTCGTCCTTGCATGCACAGTCTTTTGTTTTTTCCTTGGAAGGTGGTTCCGTGGCTAGAAGAATTTTCAACTGCATACTACCTCCTAGTAGAGTATTTCCATATTGAGACAAGAATTTTCTTAGTTCTCTTGCGCTCGTCTATGGCTCGTTTAGCGATAAGAAAGTGAACGGGCAGAAGTATTGTAAGAATGTACAACCATACTATCGCCACATGACACCTCGTTTAATTCTAGTGGGTCTTCCCCGGGGTTTCGCTTGTTTTTCCGCAGCCTTTTCTTCGAGCTGCTTTCGCTTCTCGTTAGCCTGTAGAAGTGTAGCATACCACTGATTAACTGTAAAGGATTGCAGCTTTTTTTCTGCAGGGGGTAGAGTATCCCGTGCATATTGTGCAGAGTCTAATAGGTGATAAGTACTTGAATTTACTATCTTTCCCTCCCCACGGTCAGACCATCTACAGTTCTGCAATTCGTCTATAAGTCCCTGACAATTTGGAGTAATTATCATATTCTTACCGAGGGATTCTTGTAGATTCTTAATTAATTCTTCCTTACGGCTAGCATTTTTGGAGTCTACCGTCATATAGGTCACGCCCATAGAGGCAGCTGTGTTGACATACCACGGGGCATAATCAGAAATACGTCGAACTATGTTCACCTTAGATGTATAGTACTGAACAGCCTTAACAATGTCGGTAGGCACCTGAATGCCCTTGATATACTCGGATAGGATGCAATACCATTTGGAGGTATCTGGATTTTCGGCCCAGATTGTAAGGCCAGTAGCTGAACTTATAGCTGGATCTACTGCTTCTACGTGACGCCACATGGGACTATAGCCTTCCGGCATACCTACCATTGTCTCATAGTCGAAATGGTACACCTGATCCTCAGCCGTCATCCAGTCGCCCTCGAAAATAGCATCTCTCTGGTACTGGGGAAGGTGGGCGTAACGACGAATCAGCTCCTCACGACGCTGTGGGTCGGAGTAGAGAGGGTTATCTAGCATTTTAAATCGGTAAACCCTACCCTCCGGAGGCTCGATTGCATCTACAAATCTCTGAATGCCTACGTTTACGGTAAGTGGGGTAAATGAGAATATGGAGTAACCATTCCGGGCCTGAGTACGAACCAGAACCTCTCTAATAAGGTCCAGCGTGGGGGGCAATTCGTCTACCCATGTGACATGGGCAACGTAGGATTGCAGCCTCTCACGGGCAGTATTGGGATTTTCTAGGGACTGGAACACTATTCTGTTTCCATTGTCTAGTTCTAGACGTTGTATGGCGTTACCCATACGAACTTCTTTGTAGGTTCCCGGTTCTAGGTAGCTACGAATCTTCGGAAGAAGCGAATCTTCCAGCTGCTTTCCGGTACGACCTGCGACGATTGCAAGTAGTGGCTCACTGCCCCATCCCTGCTGGCCTGATTCGGCCCGTCTCTTTTTAACTAACTCGTGATCTTCTAAAAGAATTTGAGTAAGCATGCGGGCAGCTGTTTGAGATTTACCGCTATTATGAGTAACTAATCCATTGGCTAGCAAATATAAATTGGTTGAAGAGTCTACATGGATATCATAAGTCTCTACTTCTCGAGTAATTCCGGAAGGACCAATAGCCACATTACTGCTGCTACTTCTTTTCCCGCCAATACTGCTATACTCTTCTTTCCACTTCTTTTGTGGGGATGCAAGATAGGGATTTAACTCATCTAGAATTTCCTTAATAAAGTGAATATTTCTAGTATACGCAATATGGACTGGTCCATTCTTATATTTTTTTCTAGAATCTAGGGATCTATTTAATGGTATTTGCCATAAGGCTAATACGGCATAGGCAAATGCGTCTACAACAGACTTTGCCTGCATGTTTAAAGATAAGGTAACATGATCTTTTGCGGAATACACAGTGCCGTCTGTATCAATTAGCCCCGCTACAAATTCTAATAGGGAATTCCTATCCCACTTTTTAAGAACTTCTAAATCTACTATTTTTTCATGAGCATATTTGCCTTTACACCATTCTGCATAATAGGGAATATCTACATATCCTACTGACCAAGTATAATTACTTTCATGTAATTTACGTGCGGTGCTTTCGCAAATAGAGGCTACTTTATTTGGAACTTCGGGTGTGCCTGAGCTAATTTGAAGATATTTGTGGGTTTGTCTGGAACATCCGTCTCCCAGCATGGCAGCCAATGCATATGCTTGAGGAAAACTAATTTTACCTAAAGGGGCCTTTACTTGGACTCGAACCACCTTATCGTCTCTTCCAAAATCTTTAACAGCTTTTTCTACTAAATGGCCATAAGGTGTAATTACTTGAAATACATGATTATCTGTAGCAGATGCCCACCTAACATTTCTGTAAACTAGTTCTTGCACAGATTTAACTCCGTTAGAAAAAGTCTTTAATACAGAAATAGGTTGACCGTGTTCTGAGTAAACAATATCTCCCGGTTTAATTTTTTCAATTTCCACTGGGCCTGTAGGCGTAGCCACTAAGGTGCCTTTAGCTAAACACTGGTTGCCGGCCCTTAAATAATACTGCTTATATACACCGAATTCATTGAAGAATTCTTGTTGTGCAGCAGTAGGTCTGGAATCTAAATGTGCAGGATCGAAAGCTTCCTTGCGCTGAATAGCCTCAAGGCGCTCTAGTGCTAGAGCTAGTAGCTTGTCCTGTGACATATCTTACAACTCTTCGAGAACTTCGCAGAGATCTACACGTACTGCATCGCCGGCATTGGTTGTCGTTACAACAACTCGACATTTGTTAAGCAAGGGCAATACTGCTTGATCGCCAGATACTTCAATATTCCAACGGATATACTGAATACCGGCTGCAGTAATTGCTGTTCCGGACTTTACATCCACCCAGTCATTACCATTAGCTGTTTGCAACTTAGGGGTAATTGTACCTACCTGAGTTACTGCACTCACCTTGAGTTTGATAACGCCGTTGAGTGCGCCACCTGCAGAGTTTGGAAACTCCTGAGTGACGGGCTCGTTAGTTACCACGCCCGATATGCTCTTGTTTGCAAGAGCCACATTTTTTGCTGACCAACCATTAGGCATATGTACTTTACTCCTTTATTTAATTACACTGAATGCAATTTGACATTTCTTGTGGAAAATGTCAACTTCTATAGATACTCTTTTATCTTAACAATCCACTGGTCAATTCTCTCTTGAGTGGCAAAACCACTCGGAGTTTTCTGAGACAAGCGATAAATCGCCGTAGGAAAAGCGCCGTTTTTAAGACGTATCAGAACGTCAGTAAACTCGTCAAACATCTGATCGGATTGCTCCGTCGTCATACCTTCAAGTGTATTGTCGGCTAGTAGGTATTTAATTAGCTCGTCAGATTTTTTCTGATACTCCTCAAGCTTCCCGGCAACCATTTCTCGTGGAGTCGGTACAATTGGCGGCCTCGTGTAAACAGAAAGCTTTTCCTGCCAAACTTCTTCCGGGGTATCGTCTGGAAGTTCAAGTTCGCCTATTTTTTGACCAAGATAATTTAATACGTTTCTAATCATGTCGACCTCACAAATTTGCTACGCATGATCCACCGTTACCACCAGCCCCGCCCGTTGTTCCAGACCCGGACGCCCCAGTCGCACCTGCAACACCTATGATTTCAAGGCCAGAGTTGGTCACCACGTTAAACAATTGTATTC